ACCTCCAATAAGCGTCGTTTGTAATGTCCCCGAAGGCGACAATACTAATTATACAACATTGGAAAAAATGGGGGTACGGTTATTGGGGTTCGGGTGTTTTTTTCTTACCTATATTATACTTTGTTTCAAGTGTCCAATTACTTTTTTCTTTGTACGCTATTACTTTTATTTGATTTAGTGGAGCGATATCAAGCACTTCATCTATCACAGTAGATACTAAACCCCAGTCAACCAGTAATTGTATAATTCTATTCCTACGTTGAACATCATTGACACTGAGGTTTGCTTTCTTACCATCAAGGGCGAAGAGTTCTTTAAAATGTACAATATAATACTTACCTTGCTTATGCAGTATATGACATGATTGATATAACTTTTTTTCTTTTCTTGACGCTACACCAATTCTTGTAAGAGTTTCTCTGACTTTCAAAAAATCGTCTGGTTCAGATAGAAATATCTCTATCATTTTCTCAGGAGACCATTGATACTCAGGTTCCATAACATTCATTTCAATCCACCAACCTCAAGTTTATTTTGAATAAATCTAATTTGTTCTTTGGTTAGAAGTGGGAGAACTTGCTTTGCCTTTTCATTACTATATCCATAGTATGACTTGATAGACTCAAGGTTCTTCAACTCTTCTTTCCTAATCCAAGGTGCAAACCTTTTCTTAGATCTGAGAGTATTTAGATAAAAATCATATTGTAACTGTTTGTCTAGGTCTATATGCATATTCATTTCATTTACAAACATCACACAATCAAGATGACCTGAGAGACATCTATTGATGATATATGATGGATAACTCTTGATACAATCTGGATCTTCCTCCATCAAATTTTTTTTTGTGCTGTTGATAGAGTTCAACCAATCCTTTAGTTCAACGGTCAAAGATCCTCTCCTTCATCTCAGGTGTCCACTTATCATAATAACCTGTTTTGTGCAATTCTGCTCTCTTTTCTAACAAATCTTTTCTATCTTGAACAATGATAGCAGTTACACCACTATTGACCACTTCGTCACCAACTTGTTCTACAGTGTCTGGATGCTCGTCATAAAAAATAAATTGAGGATATTTTTCACCCAACCACGATACAATATTTTTTAATTTTTCAGCACGTGGAAGAAGAGGATATTCAAAATAAAATATCTTTACTTTAGACCCAACAATATCTTGAATATTTTCTTGTAAAATATCATAGTTTACAAATTTTTTTATCTCTACATTACCATCCAACCATGCTTTTTTAGCGAAAGGACAAGGCGGTAGATTATTGAAAACAGGATTAGGTTTACTAAGATAATCCAGTATCCAATCTTTCAGATTTTGGTTTGATGATGATTCTGTTGTTTTCATAATCTGCCTTAAAATCTAATCTAACATCATTTGCCCAACACATTTCTTCATAAAGCATGTTGAGTCTTTCCATGTCTTCATACAGATCCTCAACCTTATCCATGATCCTTGAAAAAATCTTTCATTGATGATTGTAATTGTCCCACATTTTCTTTTGGATCTAATTCATTATATCCTTTTATCTTTTTCCACTCATTATACAATGCACCTAATAACCATGCTTGAGATAGACTTTTAGGTCCGTTCTCTAGTAATTCGAGATAACGTTTGTTGTGAGTGTAACTTTTGTATTCTTCTCTCCAATTGGAGTCATCATATGGTTTCATAAAGGCACCTCTCATTTAGGTTTAGTATAACATACTATTTTTTATAATGCATGTTCCTGTCTTTATTAGATGACTTGGGTAATTTAGTTCCTCTTACTCTCTTCTCACCTGTCTGACCAGTTCCTTGTGGATGTTTACCTACCTTTTCTTTTCCAAGTGTGAAAGATTTATTTGGTTTTTTATTTTGAGTGTCATGTAATTTTGCTGGTCTATTAGGTTTCTTTGTAATCACAGACTCTTGACCATGTTTACGACCCAATCTCCTCATTGTTTTACCAAACCTACGCTTAGACATCTTATTAGGTTTAGATGTAGAGTAAGAGACTTCTCTACCAGTAGATCCGTCATCATATTTGTAACTACCAACGGTTTTTTTATATCCTATACCTTTCTTCTTTAAATCTTTTTCAAGACCTTTTCTTTTTTTTCTATTCGCTCCTTCATCTGAACCACGATCAGCAGCAATGTGACCAGTGGTTTTAGTTTTAGATTTACTAAGTTGTCTTGCTAATCCACCCTCCTGTAGATCAATCACATCATGAACATCAAATAAAAAGTCTCTAAATGTTTTCATAGTTGGTTAGCACCAATTCTTTTCTTTTCTTTTGTTCCTTGATGTAATCGCCAGTAGATCGCATTGTGTATGTGTGATCATACTCTGCTGCATTCCATTCAGAGAATCTTCTTTTATTTAGATTAGATGAGTTATAACTGACAAGCATTGTGTGCTTTGCACTGCTACATGCCTGTGAGAATCTGGTGTGATGAAAGTACTTATGCATACCTCCCTTCTTACCATAAAGGTTTGACCCAATCTCATAAGGTGGGTCTAGATATACAAAAGACCCCTCACCGTGCAACAACTCTTCGTAGGATAAGTTTGTTATCTTCCAATGTTTTATCAATTGCATATACCCTGTGAGTTTCTCGATACCATTCATAGAAAAATTAGAGTCACTTGCCTGACGAGAGAATGAACTGTTCTCACCAAGACCGCTAAAACTGCACTTGTTTATAGTATAAAAAGCAACTGCTCTATCTACATCAGTTCCTTTTGATAATATATCTTTTGATTCTATGAATAATTCTTTTGCTTTATCTGGATCAGGATTATCTTTTTTTATTTTTGTCAACTTTTCTTGCATGACATCCCCTGCAAGTTGTAGACATGCCCAAAAATTATATAATGGTTCGTATAAATCGTTGACCCAAATAGACAAGTCAGGGTAGGTTTTCGTTACCCATAGAGCAACAGACCCACCACCTACAAAAGGTTCTCTAAATTGATTATACTTACTAAGGTCAGGAAAAAACTCGCTAATCTTAGTTATCGCTCTGCTCTTTCCGCCAGGATAACGGAGAGGTGTTTTCAAGTTCTTCATAAATGTAATCCTCTAATTTTTTGGAAGGGAACCAATTGAAGGCAATTGCTGCCTTGTAAATTTCTGCAAGTGTTTCTCTTGCTTCTCCCTCTCTTGGTGGTATGTATGTTACATTATCTGATATCATAGCAGCAACATCATTGACAGAATAATTTTTACCTGTTCCTATATTGACACTGATACCAGAAAAATTAGTGAGCATGGCACACATGTTTGCTTCAACAACATCGTCAACGTGAGTAAAATCTCTACGTTGTTCACCATCACCTACGATAGTCAATGCTTCACCACGTTTTAATTGTTCCAAGAACAATCCTATCACAGGTGCGTACTGACCCTTGAGTGGTTGTCTATCACCATACACATTGAAATATCTTAGTGATATAGTTCTGAGACCATACAAGTTATTATACATCTCACACATTATCTCTGCAGATCTTTTACTTGCAGAGTAATGATTGAGACAATGTGTTGGCATGACCTCCTGTAAAGGTGGTTCATTTTTCAATCCATATACAGATGATGTAGATGAGTTTACAAACCTTCTCACACCTGCCTGTCTAGCACATTCAAGCATGTTGACTGTGCCTTGAATATTTGTCTCCAGACATTCTTGTGGATTCTCCATAGCAATTTGTATTCTGCTATGTGCTGCTAGGTGGAAGACGGTATCCACACCTGAAAATAGTACACTGCAATCATCCATATTGCGGATGTCAACAGTATGATACTCAGCATGTGGGTTGTGATAAAATTCTTCATTTGCCTCCGCACTTTCATTGTCAATTACAACAACTTGGTTGTTATTCTTTAGTAGACGATCTACTAGGTGAGAACCGATGAACCCTGCTCCACCAGTCACTAAACATTTACTCATCTTATTTACGGTTATGATCTATTATAACACTTTTTTTCACAACCTTCAATAATTGTTGTGGAGTGTTAGTAATTGAATGAATTTTTTCAATATCATTTACAGAATATGTATTGAGTTTTTCTTTATTGCATAATCCACACAAAATTTGTAAGTTAGAGTATTCTAATCTTAGATGCCAGAAATGTTTTATCGGTAATTTGTGGTCAACGACTAATCTGTTAGCTTGAAACTCATGATATAACATATCTTTCTCGGATTGTGGTCTGTTCAAATCTATTTCCACTTTTTTATAATCTGGATCAGGCACAGCACCGCAACAAGCACACATCATTACAGTGTTTTTATCATTCATAAAATTATTTCTAATGATGATCCACTGTTCTGTTTTATAAAATGCTTTTCTTTCTTTGTAGGGGATGTCAGTGGGATAAGCGGAGCATCGTAATGTTCCTATCTCATGATATTTCTCGTATTGTTTTTGTCTTTCTTTTCTCGCTTTTATTTTTTGTTCTTCTTTTTGTTTTATAATTTCTTTTTGTTTCCTTTCCTTTTCCTTTTGTTTCTCCTCCCTTTCTTTACGACTTCTTCTTAGAGACTCCTTCATTCTCCACCTAGATTGTTTTTTTCTTACCTGATCAGGTTGATCTATACGACAGAATTGTCCATATTTCACTTCTCCAAATAGGTAATCATCGTATTCAATTTCAATTAGACCCTCCCAGTATCCCCCTTGTGTTTTTACTATCATTTAAATTCACAGTTACACATGATCTCAGTCAACGCTGCCAACAGATTTATCTCTTGATCAGCAACAAAGGCAGACTGATATTGATACTTAGCAATGATCAACACTGCCTCAGGTATTGACTTTGGTTTCATCGACTCATAGATTGAATCGTATATACTTCTTAGTATAGAATTAGTATCGTTATCTAGGTTTTGAACTATCCATTTCCTGACATTTGGAAACTCTTTTTTCTTGAGATAATCAACAAGTTCTTTGACATGTGAAT